ATTGTTTAAGATGTCAATTAATTGGTCTGTGCTATTACCAGTCTTGTAAAGCACCTCACTTGCGTATATTATTTTTCGTTTTTTATCTACTGCAACCTTTATCAAAGAATCTGGGTCATTACTGAACCCGAAATCCAAACCATAAACGTGAGGTAAACTATCATCAAATGTGCCAATTTGCCAATTTTGAAAGATTGCGCCTTGCAATGTGCCAACTTCACCATCAATGTACACCTTGCACCAGTTATGCCAGTAATCACTCTTAATGTTTTTAGGGTCTGTTCTATCACCAGATGGGTTATTGTATGCCTTACCTAACTTTATATTTAACTCCGAAAGTATTTCTGGAGGACAAGCCTCATTGTCTTTGTAGGTCAATAAAAGAAATTCAGAATCGGCTTCAGTCAATATTTCATCGTGTACCCAAAATTGGCGGTCTGGGTTGTAGTCAATCCAAATGGTGTTACTCCTTGTTATTAGTGCATCGGCAATCTCATAATCAATGTGATTAGCCTCATTCAAGAACAACACATCACGCTTACCTGCTGCCTTTGCCTTACCAACTGAATCAAACGCAGTAAACTGAACTATTGCACCATTTGAAAACTTATACTCCATAGGATTACTGCGCCAATGTTCTTCAATCCAACGATTAGTGTCAAACATAGTGTCTTGGAATATCTTTACCGCTCCATTCCTTACTGCTGGTATTGATTCAGCAACTACTGTGATGAGGTGTCTTGGGTTTTTAGTTGCGTAATCAATTGCTGCTACTGGGATTATGCCATAGGTCTTGCCCGCACTTGTACCACCTTGAATCACACGCTTTCTGGCTTTCATAGCCAATAGTTTGTTTATCGCAGTTGTTCTTTGAAACATAGTTAATTGAACAATGGTTGCTCACCTACCACCTTTACTTCACTTTTCGCAGGCGCATAATCACCGCCCATTTTGTTTAGTTCGGCAGTAATTTCACGCTGAACTTTCATAAGATTAGCACGTTCAATGGCAGTCAAATTCCTTATAACATCAACTGAAATCATTGCTTTGTTATCAAAAATAGTATCTGGTGTAGTACCCTTTAATAATATCTCATCAAGTTCATTGATTTTATTTTGCAATTGTAGTTGTCTTTCCTCTTTCGATTTTAAGCCACTTTTAAAGAGGTTTAAATCATTTTGGAGTATAGCATCCTCTTTTAGTTTTTCTTTCGCCTCGTGCAATGTTTCCCACTTTAATTTAGCAATTTTCCATTGATTCCAAAATGTTCTTTCTGTTTTCTGAAATTTAATGCAAAATTCTGAAACAATATGTTTAGGGTCAACTATTCCATTGTTTAACTTATCAACGATAAAGGTGATATAGGTCGGTTTTGCTGATGATATCATAGCACAAAGATAAGTATTATTTTAATAACATAAGAATAAGGCTTTGAAACTCTGGTAGTGAACGAATGATGTGATATTGAAAACCATTGCTTGTAATCAACCATTGCCAATCTTTTTGCCCTGCTGATTGTACACCATCAGATGTCTTAAATTCAATCATAAACGCTTTTGCATCATAGTAAAGCACCATATCACTTCTGCCAGCTATTAGACCTTTAGCCTTGTTTCTTGCCCCATCAATTTTGTTTTTTGAATTGTTGAGGTTATAGCATAGCAGCCCACGCATAGTGGGATAGGTGTTATGAAACCAAACGTAGCAATCACTTTGTATTTTATCCTCCGATTCTTTTATCATTTAGTAGTTTAGTTATTAGTTCTTGATGCCATTTATTATTATTCACTTTATATTTAGTACACCACTTGTTTAATTCTGTACCTGCCAATTGAAGAGAATATTCTGGTGTTACTATGTTGTTATATTTTTGCTCATACGCAATAATATGTTCAGCTATTTTGTGCAGAACTGCATAAGGCTTCCATTGCCTCTCATCTGCCAATTCAAATAATCTTTGTGTCGGAATATTGATAGGTCTTTCTTTGGTTAACTTTACCAATTCTTTCACTTTTTCTTCTGCTACTTGCGCTAATCTTTCCTCTTCAAAATCGTGACCACAATTCTCACACTTAACTTTTCTTGTATGCTGAAGATGGTTGCAATTTGGACACTCCTTAATTGGTGACATTCCAACACTTGTCTTTTCTTTTTTAGTGCCATTTCTGAAATAAGTTTCCCAATCGAAATAGTCATCATAATATCCGTGTCGAACAGTGTTTTTTCCCAAATCAATAACATTAAATTTGCTCTTATTTTCGCTTGGTCTACTGCCTCTGCCAATCATTTGCAAGTATAATGATAAAGATTTTGTTGCTCGGTTAAGTATTATGGTTTCAATTGTTGGCTCATCAAATCCAGCAGTCAACACACCTACATTACAAATTATAGCATCGTTTTGTTGCTTAAACTTTTGCAATATTTCAGCACGTTCTTTTTTTTCAGTATCACCAGTAATGCTATACACATTTAAGCCTTCATTTTTAAACGCATTATAAACTGCTGCATTATGGTTTAAGTTTACGTTAAAAACCATTGTTTTTTTGCCTGCTGATAGTTTCCAGTAGCTTTCAATCACATTGTGAACCATTTTTTCGCTGGAATAAAATTCCTCCATTTGTTTCTCATCAAATTCACCGCCTTTTATTTTAAACTTTTGCGCTCCGACCAAATCAGATGCAAAACCAAATGCATCACAATTAACCAAGTGACCATCTTCAATAAGATTGCTGATTGATACTGGTTGAATAAGTTCAGCATAATAATCGGCTAATGGGTATTCGTTTATAGGTGTTGCAGTAACTCCAAGCACTTTGCATTCTTGGTCTTGAAAGAATGGCATCTTTTTAAAGTTACCGATGTGACACTCATCAATTATTGTTAACCCAAATTTAGGCAATTTATTTATTCGCCTTGCTACTGTTTCCACCATACCGACATAGTAGTTGTAGTCACTTGGTATGGCTTTTACCCCTGCTTCAATCAAGAAGCACTTTTCACCCAAACTATTTTTGGCTTGTTGCAGTAGTTCATTACGATGCACCAATATTAGCACACGCTTAATATTTTCAGCATAGTAACGCTTTGCATATTCGCAAAAAGTAAAAGTTTTGCCAGAGCCAGTTGGCATTTGTAGCGCAATGTTTTTGTTTGCGCTACTTTCGATGGTATTTATTGCTTTATTTTGGTATTCTCTCAACATAATTTTATTGTTACAGATTTATTTATGTGTTGCAAATGTGGAACACTTGATTTTATTGGTTATTAGTTACTATGTTACAGATTACAGATTATTATCATTATTATACTTACTACACTATACACACACACACGCACACACACACATATTATTTTATAGGGAGTATAGGAAAAAGATAAAATGTGTGTAATCTGTAACATTTAAAGAGTATCTGATTCATTATCAACATTATAGGTTGTTACACTTCCTTTGATTTTTATCTCATACGCACGAATGGTCTTTGAACCAGTCCTCAAAACTTGCTGAAAATAGCCACATTTTTTCAAAGCCTGCCCCATTCTTTTGGTGTTAGTTTTGAAAGTTGGATGTAATTTTTGCAATTCAAGGATGACATCGGTGTTTGTCATTTTGCTTAATGGGTCATTTTGGATGTGTCTATTAATTAATTCCACCTCACTCATTACCTCAATGTTTTTTTCGTTGGCTTTGTTCAGGTATTCGATTTCTCTTTTCGTGAGAAACCAAGCCTCTTTATCCTCTTTCCATTCGTTATACAGTTCGATAAATAGTTTATCCTTATCAATCTTCATATACGCATCGAAATCAAAGCTAATCAAGTTTATTGGGATTATTCTTCGGTTACCAGTAGGGTCATTAATTACTTCAGCATCATTTGATGTGCCACCTAATACTGCCAATCTCATCAAGTCTTCTGAAACTCTGCCATATGGCATACGAATGGAAAATGTTTGCTGGCTGCTCATACGCTTTAATTTTGTGGCATCTTTTTTTGACTTACCTCCAAACTCATCATCTACAATAAGCAACTTTTTTGTCATTAGTATTTCAGAATCTTTGCCCTCATCCAAGTTGCTTTCAGCATAGAATTTACGCAAATCTTTCGGCAATAGGTTTCTATAAAATTCAGTTTTTTTGATTCCTTGTTCACCAGTAATCACTAAAATCATTAGCGAATAAGTGCCATAGGCAGAACCAATAATACCTAATAACCATTTTTTTAGGTAGGTATCTAAATAGTCATCAAAATTATAAACACCATCATTCTCATAAATCAATTGCTCTATCTCAAAACACTTTTTTAGCTTATCAAATTCATTATTAGTTGTTAGATGTGAATTATTCTCAAACCAATTTTTAATTGGGTTATACGATATGCTATTGTCTTTATTTTGAATCAACGTAAACACTTTGTCCTTTGAAATACCATCATCAATTTTTTGCCAAACTTTAGTGTAGAAATTTGCAAGAATTCGGTCGGTCATTTCTTCGCCATTGAATTCAAAATTTCTTGTTATTTCGTTAAATTTTACATTGTTCAATTTGATAAGTTCAATAATTTCATCAATTTCTGTATTCTCCTTTTTTAGTTGAGGTTTAAGAAATTCATCGGCATCAGTTATATTTAATTTTTTTAGTTCTTCTTGGGGATTATCAGAAAGTTTAACAATGCTCTTTATTTTTTCTGTCCTTTCCGATGTGGTGCTAATTCCTGCTTGGCGAAAAATATAATAAACAGATGCAATGCTAACACCAGTTCCACTACGTTGCAAAGCTATATTGTAATCACGTTCTGCTTGTCTATGCGAATACTTTGGTGATGCTTGACATAGTGAATGAAAATAGTTGCGACCACTTTCGCTAAATTCCTGCGTTAATGCAAATGCCAATCGAATGTAATCTTCATAGTTGTCGAATAAATTCATTGGTGCTGCCTTAACTACCATCTCATCAAAATCAGTCTTAATGACTACTGGCTTTGGCTTTGGTTTGTCTTTTTTCTTGAGGTAAGTCTTAAATTGTTTTGATTTCTTGTTAATGTAGATGTCTGGGTCATAAGACACGAAACGCAATCTGCTTGTATCCTTACAAGACTTATCCAGCACGATTGAAAACTGCACCATAAAGTAATTTTCAAGTGAAAGAAATGCATCTAAATGCCTTGTCCCATCAATTTTTATAAATACTGCATACCCATTACCACTCAATGAACGATGCACTGCATAAACGTATTCGTTGCGTTTTATTCGTTCAATATCAACTTCAGCAATCTGGTCTTTCGCATCAATATCCAAGCAGATTAAACCACTATGCTCAAGTAATTTATTTGCTGCCCTTTGCTTGAATGAGCCACTTGCAGTTACACAAGTAGTTAACTCTTTTTGCGTTCGCCCTGCTCGATAGTTTAAAACTTCATCTTGCCAGCGACCATTTTTTATACCATCGAAATACTCATCAACTTCGATACTTGCTTCTGATTGGTTACTCTTTGCACTCTTAAAAACTGATATCATTTTGTATAAATTAAATAAGCCCCTATCGAGATGCGCCACCGCCAAGAGGCTGCATCAAGATAAGGGCTATGCTATTAATAATTTCTTTCAATTTGGCGGTTATTTCGTTTGCAAATATAAGTAATAATTACTTAATCTGCAAATTCCGATGTGTTTCTATCCTGCAACCAGTAACCTCAACTCCATCCTTAATGGCTGCCTTAATTGCAGCCTTATCTGCTTGTTCAGTAACCTTTACAACCTTAAATGCAGCAGGCAAAGCATTCACATCATTCACCTCAACTGATTCAGATTTGCGAAAGTTAATCTTTACCAAAGGTGTTTTGATTTCTTCAATGCTAAATAAATCCATTGCGTGTTTAATGCGATCTTTTAAATAGTCCGATGCTTTTTCACGTTGTTTCTTTGCTGCCTGCAACCTCTTAATTTCAGCATCAATAATTTCAACATCAGCATCCATTTGCTTGATTACAAACGAATATGCAACAGATTTGTTTTGCAGTTGTTCTTCAGTGATTGCAAGTGCTTCCTCAAGAGAGGGGGTTAACTCACCCCCATTCTCTATAAGTTCTTCTGCTAATTGGTTATAGCTTTGTTCGATTTGATAGATAGAAATTCTCATTATGCTTCGGTTTTAGGTGTTAATTTAGTTTTCATTTCATCTTTGGCAGCCAACACTCTTAAGTCAAGTTTAATATCTTTAGGAACTGCTTTCCAAATAGCTTGTAATTCATTTAAACTAACACATACTTGAATATCATTAATAATTTCATCAATAGTTGTGTCAACTTCAATGTGGGTAGCTTCTTCAGTAGTTACCACTTGCATTTCTTCCGGTACATAAACTGGCCCGCTAAAAATGTCGGGGCAATACCATTTCACACCATTGCTTATAGCCCTTGCAAATAGCATATTTTTAGGAAACTTATCAATGTTTTTTGTTAGTGCTTTCCTTGCATCTTCAATAGTGAATGTGCTATTACCAATCTTT